CCCGCCGATGGATCGGCTCATCGACCCGGCCTCGCGGCCGGTATAGATCATCGTACCTTGAAGCGATTGCAGCTCCGCCTGAAAGGCTGCCGTCATGGCGCTGGCGCTCGAAAGCGTCGTCTCGAGGTTGCCGAGCTCCGCGTCCAGACCCTCGAAACCCTCGTCCTGCCCCGTCATGGTTGATCCCCCTTGAATGACGTCTCTCGCAGATCCGGAAACCGGGCCGCCAACGCCTCGAAGGCGGACCGGTGCATCGGCGCCGGACCCGTTTCACCCAGCATCAGAAGCAGTTCAGACGGGCTGAGCCGCCAGAACTCACCCGGCGGAAGGCCGAGCCCCGAGATGCCCGCCCGCATCATCGCGGCCCAGTCGAAACCGGTATGCCGGTTCATTCCGGCACCCTGAACGCGCGCGACAACAGCTGCGCCGCCACACGGGCGGCCTCGATCACGCCGCCGTCGATCTCGGCCGTGACAAGGTCCTTCTCATCGCCCGACCAGCCGCCGCCACGCAGCCCCGCCACCACCAGCGCAAGCACGTCGCTCGCCCGCACCGCATCGCCCTCGAAGCGCGCCACCAACTCGCTCAGGCTCTGTGCGCCCAGCCGGTCCTCGAGCTCGGCCAGCGCACCGAGCGTCAGTTTCGCCACATGCCGCTCGCCATCCAGACGAAGCACGACCTCCCCAGCCCATGGATTTGCCATCACGCGCCTCAGATCGCGGTGAAGGTCAGGGCACCGGCGGACGCCAGAGACATCTCATAGGTCGCCTCGCCGTCGTGATTGCCCGCGTAGTCGATAGCGGTGATCTGAAACGCACCCTCGACGATCCCGAAATCGGGGATGACCACCTGGAAGTCCGGCGTGTCGGCGTTCCAGAAGATCGCCCGCACCCGCTCGTCCGTGGCCGCGTCCCGAAAGACGCCCGCACCCGAGATCGCCGCCGACTTGACGCCGGTCCCGGCGAGCAGCTCGCGCCACCCGCCCGCGGAATCGAGGTTCGTGACATCCACCGTTTCCGCATTGAACGTCAGTCGCGTGGCCCGCAGGCCCGCAATCGTCTCGAACAGGCCCGAACCGTCCATGTCGACCTTGATCAGAAGGTCCTTACCGCTTTGCGCCGGCATCAGTTGTCTCCAGTGCTTTCAGGATTTCCGTTTGAGTTTTCAAACCGGGCCAAGATCGACCCGTGCGCGGAACCACATCTCGATCTCGCGGGCATCGCCCGTGCGCCGCGCCGTCGCGCGCCTGAAATCGAGGCTGACCAGTCGACCGCGTGACAGCATCAGGGGCACTTCGTCCAGGGCATCCGACACCGCCACCGCAAGCGCCTTTGCCGTCCCGAAGCCAGCGTCGTCGGACAAGACAAGGACCGAAAAGTCATGCAACGCGCCCCGGCCCGACTTGTCGGCGCTCAAGCGTACTCGCTCGGGTCCCAGGCTGACATACAGCCCAGGCACCGCCCCCGGAGGAAGCGCATCGAATATCGCGCCACCGGACAGATCCATGACGGCCGTATCCGCCAGCAGAGCCGCGTAAACCGACTGCTGCAAGGCCATCGCACCCGCATAGCTCATGCGCCGGTCTCCTCGCTGGCGAAGCACAGCAGATACCGCCCGCTCGGGTCGGTCTCCGTGACTGCCTCGATCCGAAAAAGCCGCGCGCCATCACGAAAGCGCATGGCAGGTGTCGGCCTCGACGGCGCATCCTGTGCCGCGGCACGGACCGTGATCCTGAAATTCAGGCGCGACGCCGTGGCATTGACCTCCCGTCCCGCTCCGCGCGGCACGACCTCGGCCCAGTGCCACCCCCGGGCGACCCAGGTCTCCGTGTAGCCGCCGGCCCCGTCCGGCACCCGCTCGGGTGCTTCCAGAACCAGCCGCCGCGAAAGAACGGGACGGCTCATGCGCCCGTTCCGCGCAGCCGCAGGGTCCGGTAAGGCTCGATCAAGGCCATCGCGCCCGGCGAGAACCCCGCGGTCGCGTCCTCGTCCTGCCCGAAGAACGTCCCGGCCAGCATCAGAACCGCCTGCCCAAGATCCGCGGGCACGCCATCCCACGTCGCTGAATAGCCGGCGATGAACTCGATCTCGGCGGACCTGCCGGACCCCAGCGTCGGAAGGGACACCGACTTGGGCACAAGACCGGGGCAATGCATGTCCGTGACCAAAGCATAGGCTGCGGGCTCAAGAACGCGCGCCTCGCCCAACCGGTCGATCATCCGGACGACCTCGATGCTCGCGACGGGGGCGATGGGCAAGACATGCCGCTCGGACGTTGCCCAAAGGGTGACGGTCTGGACGAAGCGTCTGCGCAAGACGGCCTTACCCGTGCGCGCCTCGATCGCAGCGAGGGAGGCCCGCAGACAGCTCTCCAGTTGCGCGTCGAGATCTCCATCATTCGTGAAGCCTCGCGACAGGCGCAAGTGCTCGGCCAGCCGCTCCACCGGCAAGCTCGAGCCCGGGACGGGTGTCATTTCTGCCAACATGCTGGGCGCCTCCGATTGTCGCGTCGCAAACGGGATCGGCCCGACGCCGCCTCGCCGGGCCGGGGTTCGGACGCGATCGTGAAAAAGGAATGGAAGGCAAGTGGCGGCAGCGGGTCGCCTGCTTGTGCGGGAAGACGCGCAGCTGGATCGCGATCCGCCGCCGCCGCCCGCCCCGGCACGCCTTGGGCGGCCGGAACGGGATGCTCATGGGAAGCGTCAGGCCACCCCGAATTTCATCAGTTTGATCGCCGCGAAGTCGGTCACGTCGCCGCCCACGCGCTTCGTGGCATAGAACAGCACATGCGGCTTGGCCGAGAACGGGTCACGCAGGACCCGCAGGTCGGGCCGCTCGGCAATCGTGTAGCCCGCGCCGAAATCGCCGAAGGCGATTGCCATCGCGTCCGTCGCGATATCCGGCATGTCCTCGGCGATAAGCACCGGATAGCCCATCAGACGGGCCGGCTCGCCCTGGCTCAGGCCGTCCGACCACAGGAACCGCCCATCGGCATCCTTCATCTTGCGCACCGCGCCCGCCGTCTTGGAGTTCATGACGAAACTCGCATTCGCACGGTACCGCGCGCCAAGCGCGTAGACGAGGTCCACGATCGCGTCCGAGGCGTTCGAGGGATCGAAATCGCCCGCCGTGCCGGTCGCCACATAGCCGATATTGCCCCAGCTCCAGCTGCCGTTCGTGACCGTCGCGTGGCTCAGAATGCCCCTGGGCCTGCCGGACACGTTCCCGTTGATGAAGGCGTCCGCCTCGGCGCGGGCGAACTTGTCCGCGATCCGGCCCGCCAGCCAGCCTTCGATGTCGAACGCGGAATCGTCCAGCAGCCGCTGCGACGCCTTGGGCAGCGCCGAAAGCTCGTGCAACGGGATCGAGATACGTTCGATCTGCGGCGCATCTGTCTCGCCGGTCGGGGTGACCTCATCGGCCCAGCCGGCGCCGACATCCGTCGCGTCGATCAGAATGTCGAAAGAGGTCGCCTCCACCGTGACGACATTGGCGATCGCCCTCAGGCTCGAAGCCGTGCGCAGCACCGACTGGATGCTCTCGGCGGTCTGCGGATCGACCAGGTAGCCGCCCTCGGCATTGACCGCGGTATTCATGGCCTTGCCGTCGAGTTCGAGCCCGCGCAGTGCGTCGTCATCGCCGCAGCGCAGGTAGGTAGCCATCGCCTTGCGATGCGGCAAGGACGTGTTCGCCTCGACGCTCAGGGCGGGGCGGAGGTGGGTCATGGTCTTCGTGGTCAGCATGGCAATCCGCTCTTCCTGTTTCTGGAGCTTCACGTTGAGATCGTCCTGAAAATCATTGAATTCATTCAGAAAGCCGGAAAGTGCAGCTTTCACCTCGGACAACGGGGCCGTCTCCGGGCCTGCTGGTTCGGTCTCGGTCATCACATTACCTCTACGTGCGGTTGGATCAGCGGGCGGAGCGCACCGCCATCTTGCGGCGGGCCTCGTCGAACACCGTCGCCAGGTCGCGCAGCATCTCCGCCTTGGCCGCGTCTGGCCGCGCTGGGGAAAGCCGCGCCTGGGGAAGCATCGGGAAGGTCACCAGAGACACCTCCCAAAGCTCCAGCTCCGACAAAAGCCTCTGGCCCTTGTCGTTCTTCGTGGCCCGCACCGTCCGGTAGCCGATGCTCAGCCCGTCAATGGCGCCCGCCTCGATCAGGGCCGCCGCCTCGCGCGCCCGTGCGACACTGCTCAGCAAGTGCCCTCGGACATAAAGCCCCTGCTGGTCCTCCCGGACCTCGTCCCAGGTGCCGATCGGCTCACGCGGGTCGTGCTGCCACAGCATCTTGATCCTGCGCCCGTCGCCGAGGCTGCGGGCATAGGCCCCGCGCTCGACCACATCTCCGCTCTGATCCGGCGCCCCGAAGAGCGAGGCATACCCCTCGATCAGGCCATCCGCGCCGACCGAGGCCTCCGCGTTGAACCGGCAGAACTTCGTTTCAAGTCCCGCATCCGAAAATTCATGCATGTCAAACTCCTAGAGGCCGGCGTTGATGTCGAGCAGATGGCTGATCGCTTCGGTCAGGATGACCGCGACTACCCCGAAAACGGCAAGCCAGAGGCGTCGCTCGAGGCGCTCCAGCGCGCTTTCGATCCCCTCCAGCCGAAAGGTCAGCGCCTGCCAGCGTTCCTCGAGCACCCGTTCATTGGCCTCGATACGCGCATTCGCCACATCGAACGGCGCGTAGAGGTACCGCGAGCCTCCAACGTTCTGACGGACACTCATGTCGCTTCCGGCCGATCCGGAAGCCCCAGCAGACGCCGCTTTTCGGTCTCCGTCAGGAACTCCGCATCGCTGATCCGCCGCCATTGCGCCTCGCGCTCCGCGGCCAGCGCTGGCACCTGGTCGAGGTCGGGGCGAAGCTCCACCCGCTCGCCGCCGAGCCCCGATATCCAGTGCGACATCGACGCCAGCACCTTGTGCGCCAGCGGCAGAACGGTCAGGCGGTAGAATGCCCTGTGGGCCTCGGCATAGTTGGCATAGGTCGCGTCGCCCGGAATGCCGAGCAGCATGGGCGGAACGCCGAAGGCCAGCGCAATGTCACGCGCCGCCGCCTCCTTCGTCTTCTGGAACTCCATGTCCGACGGGCTGAAACCCATCGGCTTCCAGTCGAGCCCGCCTTCCAGAAGCATCGGCCGCCCGGCGTTGCGCGCGCCCTGATGATGGCTCTCCAACTCCGACTGGAGGCGCTCGAACTGGTCCTGGCTCATCGCGCCGCCGCCTTCCATGCCGCGATAGACGATCGCCCCCGAAGGACGCGCGGCATTGTCGAGCAACGCCTTGGACCACCGCGAGGCGGCGTTATGGACGTCGATGGCCGTCGCCGCCGCCTGCATCGGCGCCAGCCCGTAGTGATCGTCGCGCGGATTCACAGACTTGATGTGACAGATCCCCTCGGCCGGAAAGCGGTGCTTGCGCGAGCCGACCGAGTAGTCGTACGCGGCCGGCCAGCCATCGGCGCCCGGCACGACACTCATCCGGTCCGATCGCAGCACATGCAGCTCGACCGGCCAGCCCTCATCTGCAAGCACGGCCTCCAGATATGCGTTGCCCGACAGGAGGAGCTGCACATACGCAGCCTCCATCAGGTCGGCCCGCCCCTGTTCCATGTTGGGCCGGGTGATGAGCTTCAGTGCCGGATGCGTGTCATAGCGCCGGCGCGCGTCCTGGCAGATGACGGGAAGCGCTGCGGCAGCCTCGGCGATCATCTTGACCGCGCGATAGCCCACGGGGTTGCCGTGAAAGCCGATCTTCGTCAGCGAGGCCGTGTCCCGCGGGCTCCAGGCGACGCGCCCAACATTACCCCAGACCGCGACACGCGCGCCGGCCGACGCCTTCCCCTCATTCGAGAGAGGCTTCGCTTTTCGAATATATTTCAATATCATGCGCGTCACTCCTAAGGTTCTTCATCACGCCCGGGACTTGGGTCACAGGGCGCGGATGCCGGGATGAAGCCGGGCCGCCGCCGGACGGAGCAATCCGTCGGTCAGCGCCCAGACCAGCGCATCGACCCGGTCCGGGCTGCCTTGCCCCTCGTAGCCCTGGCGTGTCATCAGGCACATCTCGTCCTCCAGCTCGGCCAGCTCGCCCAGATGCGCCACGCGCCCCTGCTCGTAGAGTGCCGCCACCGGCTCGGCCCTTGCGGCCTTGCCGCGGGTGGCACGGACAGGGGCGTAGTTGATCAGCGGATCGACCTGCCGCATCACAACCTCCACCAACTCACCGCCCTGGTTGACCTCGGCGACCATGCGCCCGGCCCCGTAGCGGTGATAGGCGCGGGCGGCGGCGCGGGCCCATGTCGCCGGGCTTGCCGCGCTCACGCTGCAATCGGCGACCACCACCGCACGCCATTCATTCGGTTCGCCATCGGTCAGGACGGCCACGACGACGATCCCGCACGCATCCGAGCCATCGTGCCCGGTGACCGGCGGATCGACCGCGACGATGATCCTTGCGCCGTCGGGGATCGCGTCCACCCGCCCCGCGTCGATCTCGGCGCGCCGCCAGAGCGCGTCGTCGGCCTCCGCCAGAAGCTCGCCATCGATCTCCTGCCGGCCCAGCCGCGTGTTGCCGTAGCGCGCGCGCATCTCTTCGATGAACCCGTCGGCCAGATACGCCCGGTTGGCCTCGGTCGGTGCATGCGTCCGCACCGTGCTCTCGCGCTCCAGAAGCTCCCGCAGGATCGCCACATTGCGCGGCGTCGTGGTCACGACCGCCCGCGGGGACGCCCCCAGCCTGAGCCCGAATTGCAGCATGTCCCACGCCTCGCGGGCGCGCGGCCATTTCGCCAGTTCATCGGCCCATGCACAGTCGAACTGCGGGCCGCGCAGCGCCTCGGGATCATTCGCCGAGTAGACCCGGGCCTCGGCGCCGTTGGGCCACACCAGCCGCCGTTCGCTCGACATCCATCGCGGTTTCCGGTCGGGCGGAGCACAGGCCAGAAGCCCGCTGTCGCCCTTGACCATCACCGCGACGGCCTGGTCGTAGGTCTCGCCGATCAGGGCCACGCGCCGCGCCACACCGGCATCCTCGGGCCCCGCGCCTTCCACCTGAGCACGCACCCATTCGGTGCCCGCGCGCGTCTTGCCCGCGCCGCGCCCGCCCAGAACGACCCATGTGCGCCAGTCACCCGCCGGCGGGCACTGGTGCGGCAGCGCCCAGAACTCGAACAGCCAGCCAAGCGCGCCAAGCGCATTGTCAGACAGCGAGTCAAGAAACGCCGTCTCCATCCGCGACGTCCCTGAGGCGAGCCAGTCGAGCGTCGATTTCCGCCCGAGCGGCCGCGAGATCGAGGCGCGCTCCAGTTCCGCCGCCAAAATGCTTGCTACCTGCGACACGTGCTTTCTCCTGCATTTCCATGGCAAGCATCAGGGCGGAATTCATCGCCCTGACATCCTTCACCACCTCGCGTTCCCCGGTCCCGGGCGTCGCGTTCAGGGTCCGGACCGCGTTCTGAAGGGCTTCGACGGTCGTCTCGAAGACCTCCTGCGCCCGCGCGACCAGCGTCTCGGCACGCTCCAGCGTCAGCTCAAGGTCCGCCGACCCGCCCTCCCCGTCATCGGGAGGCGGGGTCCGATCGCTCGTGTCGGTCAT